CTTCTGCAGGCGTGTAGACATTAATGATTTGATCTGCTGTATAACCTTCCAGTGAAGGAAACTCATACGCATAGTACTGACGTACTTGAGGCGCTTTAGCTAAACGAACATTGACGCATTTCAGATACCCCTCTTTGGTAAATGAGCGTGTCGATTCGCTTGGCGCAAAGTCACCAATTTTGAATTGGTAAATGGTTTTCATAAATTGCGCTCAATAAAAAACCCACCAAATGGTGGGTTTAAATATTTTTTAAATGGTTACTTATCTTTGGCTAGGAGTCTTTTCAAAAAAATGACCATCTATAAGTTGACTTAAATCTATTGAAGTACTAATAACACTCCAATCTATCGTATTAAGAAATAAAACAATCCAAGTTATCATTAAAACAAGCCCGCTTCTGATAGGTACTCGACTAACAGAGTATTTTCTTAGTATCAGCATATTGATTATTGAGTCGATAAAACCCGAATGTTTATTAATCTTGGCTATTACTTTATTACTTTGCTCCTTATGATTTCCTTCATGATCAAGGTCGAAGAGAGAAATAAAATTATCAGCTCCAATGGCACTTTTTAATTGATCTTCAATTTCACTAGTTTTCAGTTCCCACCATTCTTGCCAATATTTAGCGCCTGCTGCTACCCCAATTTGATGCCACGAAATAAATATTCCAGCGAAACAAATTACAAATTCAACAAAGGGTTTGCTAGCTTGATTACTAAAAACCGCAGCAAGTAATACACCTTGAAATAACATAAAAAAATTATTTCTATTAATTAGCTGATGGATTTCAAAATTTCTTGTATCAATTGCTAGTTTGTATACAGCTTTGAGTTCGGAATATTTCTCATTAGTTTCTTTTTTATCTTCAGTCATAATAACTAAACTCTTAATTAACTAAATAAATCATATAGATAATTTTAAATATTACAACTAAATCAAGATATCCTCATAATTAGGCAATGCCGTGCAACGACATCGGATAGGCTGACCGGGATGTCCACCGTCTGGCGGTGAATCCCATCTAAATGTCTTGCCCTGTTTATGTTGATGATCTGGCCTTACACGCTCATCTTTCGCCGTTTGCCATGTGTAAGTTTCAACACCCATTGAAAGTTGTCTAGCACGGTTAATTTGGCCGTTAATCTTGCCCATCTGGTCACTAGCAATAAGACGTGCACGATAATCAGTAGATAACCCTAATTGCTTAATAGCTTTGGCCAACTCTTCATTGGTTTGTCCAGTCTGCAAAGCATTAGTAATTAGTACCTCAAGCTTATCGGCGTATTGCTGCGGAATAGACTTAATCAAACTGACATTAACCGTAATGTTTAGATCTACCTCATCCTGAATATCAGCAGCTCGATAGAATGGCGTAAGATCCACACCAATAATTGTTTTGGTGTGCTCTGCAATTTGCTTGTCCACTTCCTTTTGGGTGTCAGTCACAACCTTTGTGGCCAACGGTCGAGAAATCTCAACAACATACTTTGTGAGCTTTTCCCTAAAGGCCGTCATCATGTCCGAGAACCATGCATCTCCGATGTTCTGGCCTACTGTAGGAATAACTAATTCCTTAGTTTGTTCCTGACAATATTTTGAGATAGCCAGTAATTGCCGTGTGTAATAAAGCTCTACACGGCGGTTTACGTGCACGGCTCTCGGCTTAGAAGCTTTACGACCTTTTTTACGTTTCTTCGCCTGCTGGAGGTGGGGTTTCAGGATCTGAATTATCGTTGTCATTAAGCTTCACCATTGTCTCAAGCTCTTTGATATGTTTTTCATCAATCACTGAATAAACACCATCAATAACAAGCTGTTTTGCTATCTGTGGCTCTGTGATGATGCCCATTTCTAAATACTTGGAATCCCGTTCAGCGTTAGCTTTCTCAACTTCAGAGCGGACCTTAGCGTCTAATTGCCATAGAGGATTGAACACAACATCTAAGCTTGGAATCTGACGACCAAATGTGGCTTGAACAATTACTCTTAAAAGCTTCATCATGAATGGCTTTAAGGACCATATTTGCTTAGTTGCAATACTGTCGTAATAGTTCCGTGTGTCATGCTCGCCTGTTGCATTCATCCCTGCAGGTGATTGACCGAATAAAATCGTATATGGCATATCAGCTGCACCAGCAGTTTGAATCGAATACTCACGCATGAGGTCAGGCAGACCGCCAAAGCTATAAGATTTAGAGTCATACTCCTCCTCTTTATCCAAGACGATCATGCCATTCAAGCCCTTAAGCAATCCGACACTAAGAAAACGTTCAGCTACGGATTTCATATCCTCTTTGATCTTATCGACCAAGTTAGGTGTTCTAATCACGTCAATTTTTGATTCATGGACCAGACTAGCAGTGGCTTTCTTTACGGCAGCATGATCAAGTAGATCCTCATAAACTTCCTGTAAGACACTTACAGGCTCTTCATTGACCACATCTGCATGACCAAATTTAATTAAGCGGGTGTGGTGGATCCGTTGGTTAGATTTACCATCAAGCTTTAGCTTGTAAAATTCAGGCTGCTTTAAAACGCCACCTGCCTCCTTAGGCGATAAATATTTACTGGTATCAGCTTCAATGTGCTTTTTCTTAAGCACCGTGAAAAACTCTAAACGACCAATACCTAACTTGTTTAAATCAAACGGTTGATCTAAGTTGCCGCCGTCCACTGTTCCTAGAAGCACATAGCAAACACCATATAAGCGAGAAAGTACTAAACTAGATAAGAGCACCCCATCTAAGTTAAATGCCTTACACGCCTCTTTAAGCTTCAATAAATCGTTGTCTTGTATCCCTTCATAGAACCAACCAGCTCGGAGCATGTCACTTGCTGGACGGTTTACGATGCGCTTAGCCAACCAGTGTTGATACACGGCTTCTAATTGCTCATCAGGAATTACTTTCTTAACGAAAGAACCGTGTGAAGCTTTGTCACGTTCGGTACCAATATTTGAGACAAAGTTTGTATATGCCCCTGCATCGCCAATTGCATCGGGCTTTTTAGTTTCAGCCATAATTTCCTCTAATCAAATACAGTTGGCTTTTTGGCTAATGAATCATTAATTGCATCAATGGTCGGGTCCCACTGGTCGTCATGATCATGTGACCAATCAGCAGTAAGGCCTTCAATCTCTTCAATGTAATTCAATAGCCACGGTGCATTAGCTGGCAACCAAACACGGCGTTCTTCAACATAAAGAATGACATCCATAGTCCTTGATAGCTTGTCAGTACTTCGCTGAATCGCACGTATTGGTAAAGTGGTCTGCTTAGATATGGACTGAATTAAACCGGTACCACTCGCCTTATCCTCTACAGCCATATAACGAAGCTTGCCGATCTTTGTGTTACTGTCCTTATGTTTATTGATAAAAGCTTTTGCTTCTTTCAATAGCTCGGGTGCTTCCCATTTGCCACGCTTCACGTCAATGATATAAAGGTTATTGTCATAGCCAAGTCCTGCACATAAGAACACTGAAAAGTCATTATGCTCTTTAGTCTTCTGAGCCGTGTCGGCCCATATTGCACGCCATTTAAGAACAGGTAGCTCTAGATAACGTGGGAACCATTCAGCCTTAACCAGATCACCACCCAGCTTTTTAGGGTTTTGCATGTATTGGCTTGCAAATGTGTAGCGTGACACTGTGGCGCCGTCTTTATCTTCCCCGCCATTCTCCAGCTGCAGCAATGAAAGTAAAGATTCTTTTAATGGCCAATAGCTTTGACGGCCTTTCTCATCACGTTCAACATCACGTGGAATTTTGCGCTGTATGTGCTCTGGTAGCTTACTGATGTACTCATCATCAATAAGTGCGGGAATACTGATTTGTTCCCACTCACCAGGTACATTACCTGTCATCACAAAGTTAGTCGGATCTTCAACGTGCAAACGCTGCATGATCAGAATAATTGGCGTATCAGATTTAGCTTTACGCGAGTTGACCGTATTTAGGATCTTACGGTTAGCTTTACGTCTAGCGGTCTGGCTAAATGCATCCTCAGGCTTTAATGGGTCATCAAGAATAATGGCACCGGTAAAGCCCTCATTAGCTAATGTACCAGCACGGCGACCCGTGACCTGCCCACCCATTGATGCAGAATAAACATGACCAGCATCGTAACCATCTACTGTTGTTTTCCAGCTAGACTTAGCATCCGTACTGGTAGAAATCTTTACTGGCCATAAACTCTGAAAGTCTTCTGACTTAACAATGTTCCTTGCTGTTGCAGATACATCCTCTACAAGTGATTGCGAGAAAGACAAATACAAAAAGCGCGAACGAGGATTACGAGCTATACCACGGGCAATAAGATTTGTGAGTAGTTCAGTCTTACCGCTTCCGGGTGGAACGTTAATAACTAGGTTTTTAACCTTGCCAGCTATAACCTCATCAATCTTGTCGGCAATATATTCATGATGCCAATTGACCGAAAACTTAAAACCCATGCGAGGCAAGAAAAATGCTCGTGTGAAAAATAAATGTTCTTTCTCACATTTGATCCGCTTAGCTTTGGTTTTAACAGGATCAATATTCGTTCTCGAGTTCATCTATCGCCTGCCTTACCTGCTCATCGGTAGCAGTCACATAGGTAATGTTTTCGCTTTGTAATGGACCGCCGCCAGCGCCTGTAATTTCAGTCTTATTCGTGTACTTGCCGCCTATGTCCTCAGCAGCTTGCTTAAGAATGCTTAAAGCTGCTACACGGTTTCTACTGTGCTTTTGATATTGGCTTTCATATCGCTGTAAACGCACCGCTAAGTTTGCAATTGGGATTGCCTCAGGCTTACCCAAAAACATTTCGCGAGTCTTTTCAAAATCTTTTCTTAATTCTTCACTCAGGTTCTCGCCTGCCCGTTTTGTCGGATCGTATTTCTCACACTGCTGTTTAGTAACTTTTATCCCGTATTCTTGGTTGACGAGCTCAGCAGTTTCTGTGGGTGTATTAAATACGGCAAGTGAGCGAACTATAAAGAGTTTTACCTCCTTTTTTAGAGCCGCCATATCCTCAATCCTGTCAACCTACGTCAACCTAAATAGCCAAAAAAAAGAGCCTCAAGGCTCAGGTAATTACGCAGTTTCCACAACATTTCGAAATATCTAAATCAGAAACAAACGGCGGGTTTTTAGCGACTTCAATAAGCCGCTTAACGTTTTCATTTGCACCCCAGCGTTTAACAACACCGATAAACTCTTCCACATCGTGACCAGCTAAATAGTGCTTTGGTAATCCAGTATGATCACTGTAAATAATCTCACCGTCCGAGTCTCGTTCTACACCAATGTGATAAAGCTCATGTTCAAGCAAAGCACAGAACTCGCTATCGTTTGCCTTTTCACAAAAGCTTGCATCGATTGTGATTAAGTAAACTGGAACGAATCCGAACCAGTCGCGCATTTGCTGCTCTTGTCGGGCTTTCTTCCAGCCGCCTTGTTGAAACATAACCTTTTCACATTGGCCAAGCACCATACGCTTAGCTCTGGTATAAGCAGAAGAAGCCCATGCAAAAGCCAAGAAACCCTCATTGTCATGAAGCATCTCAGCGATATGGTCGTGATCTGGATTATGTAAAGGTCCACCCAGCGTAAGAAAATTAGCAACTACCCATAGTTTTAAATCAGGTGCAGGTATTAAACGGAGTGCTTCCTCTTCTTCGGCCTGATCCATAAAATCAGTTGGAGGAAATGGTCTGATCTGATCCATTAAATATTTGCCTCTTTAAATTTTTAAGCCATTGGCTTGCGAAATGAGCTTGGATCTGTAATGGACCAGATTCATTAATCTTAAATCTTGGTGCTGCCTCTAACCGAACAACGGTATATCCCATTGATTCAGCAACATCGTAACGGTCCATACTCCATGCCTTTGTTGCCAGCTTGCCCTTTCGTCCACCTGACCAAGGCCCACCGGATATCTCGACTAAAATCTTGTGCTCAATCAGATGGAAATCAAAACGCCAATGCTTTGTAGACAAGAACTGAAATTTCTTCTCGTACTTGATGTCGAGTATGTTCAAGGCTTTTTCAAAGTCTTCTTCGGCTTCCTCATAGCTAAGTTTAGCCTTAGGTAGCGGTTTGGATCTAGGTTTGTTTTTTAAAGGTGCTTTTTTAGTTTTAGCTTTATATATGTTTATTTCCATATTTCATGCCCATTAAAAAACCCACAGAAGTGGGTTATGTAAAGAAAATCTTATTTATAATCCTTACCAAAAGCATAACCTAAAGCAAGAGTAATTATGGGCGTGAAAATAGACCATATACTAAAAATAAATTTCTTTAACTCTACAATTTCACTTTGATTATTAGACCTCTTGCGAAAGTAAAAACCACCTCAATCTAAATTTCATGAGATATCAGAAATTAAATCGTTTTTCAGATTCTGAATTCCAGCGCTTGGTTGGT